TAGGTGCTTCCTGAGAGGATCGAACTCTCCTTAGGCGAATTATGAGTTCGCTGCATTCACCAGATTGCTAAGGAAGCAATAGGAACGCCGGGAATTGAACCCGATTCACTCCGTTATAAGCAGAGGGCATTAACCAATATGCGACATTCCCAAATACATCAATCAGCGTCGTTGTTGTCTGTTGTGTGTATTCGCAGAAACTCTGCTTCGTCGGCGGGCATCATCACTGCTGCTTGACCATCTTCCTTTATAATACCGATGGTTTCTCCATTTTCAACTCTTGAGAAGAGTTCATCAAAATTCTTTTCCCATTCTTCAATTGTGAATACTTCCATCAAATCTCTCCTGCTACTGCCAAATCGGCATATTCAATCTGATCATCATTAAGATGAGAAGTGCAAACTTCTAGCACATTCATAAACTGTTCAGCGGTGTCACATTCTACTACCTTTTCATCTCCTTTATCGCTGAGAAGAAGAAATGTGCGGGTGCAAACATCAATCACTACACCCTGAACGTAAGTTTCGGCGTTCATCTGTGTTCCGTTGAATACCTTGTTATTATAACGGATTCTCGTTGAGGCGTCAAGCTATGGCAGTGATTTTTACGTGGGGGCGCATACGAATATTAGTTCCGCTACCATCCCAATGTTGCGTTTCATGCAAATCTGCATGATAAGAACTACTATATCTTCTAAACCTCCACCTAAATGTTCTTGCAGAATCCCAACTTACAAGTCTTCCATTAGCAACACTTTCAGTATCAACTTGCCCTATACTTACAATTGCTTTATTATAAACCCATGTCTGAACATCTTGTATATCAGTTGAATTTGCAAATCTCCAAGTATGTCTACTGTTATTGATAATAGTAGGAGTTCCACTAGAATTATCTAATTGTGATTGAAAGTGTAGGAGAGGTCTAGAACTATTACCAGATCCAGAATCTCTCATAAAGACCCAAAATTCATAACAAACTCTAGTTGTTCCAGCTGGTGGAACATAATTAATACTAGAACCAGATATTGTTGCATAACTATCTCCCGCTTCCTGTAATGCATTTACGTTTGTTAATGTATAAGTTCCAGATTGTACTGTTACATCGTTTCCGTCACATACGCCCTGTAGTGTTTCAATAATTTCGCCAGGTTCATAGACTGTTTTTCTTATTGAACCGACAACATCAAGAGTTCTCTGGGGATTATCGGTTGCGATACCGACTCTACCCTGACGGGTTATACGGACTCTTTCATCACTGTCATCAAATGCTGAAGAATTACCGTTATTATCGTTCATGAAGATAATATCTCCACGACCACTTCCTGTATTGTTTATAAATCCGATAGCTGCTTTTGGCGCATCTGCCCTACCGAATTTGATGTAATTTGTAATTCCTGTATTGTTACCAGAGTCTTGACCGATTACAATATCACCTTCATGAATGTGTAATTTTTCTTGTGGATTATCAGTTCCTATGCCAACATCATCAGAAAAATACGCACGACCTTCTACACTAATATCACTATTAACCGTCAACTTACTATTAATGGTTGTATCATTGGCAACAGTTAACTTACCATTAATGGTTGTATCATTAGCAACAGTTAACTTACCGAAGACATCAAGTTGTCCACCAAAAGTATAATCAAAATTAGTTTTATTTGATAATCCGGAAATTTTTACCATTTTAATTACAGTGCGCTGATAGCTGCTGATGCGACAGAAACTGCAGCCGATGCTCCTGGTCCACCTGCTGCCGCAGATGCTGCTATTGCAATATCTTCTGCTGCGAGACCAGCATATACTTGATTTAAGAAAGTCATCTTATTCACTTCAGTTGCGATACAATCTGGACCATATGAGTGTGGTGCATCACAATATGCTTCTTTTGCTTTAATATCAAACTTATCACCGACATCAAAAAGTACATTTCCTCCTGCCTTGAATTTAATATCTGTCTTAGCTTCCATAACAATATTATTGCCAAGGATTCTAACATCACCATTTTCCATGGCGCTGATAAGAATACTACCCTTCATACCAGTAATACAAATATCTACACCGCCTCTTTCAGTGTTTTGACCACCAATAATCTCAATGGTTCTATCATTATATAAACGAAATGTTCCACCTTCAGTCATTCCCATCAAGGAAACATCACCCTGATCATTATTGCCGTAAATATCATAAACTCCTGGACCATGGAATCCTACCTGAGGATTGTTTGATTCAATCCTGAATTTAGGACCAAGATTAATATATTGTCTATTTTCCCAATTATTTGACATTTATCAATCCTCCTTCATAATATTTAGTACCCACCACCACCAGATGGAGGTGGAGATGGGGGAGGTGATGAAGGTGGTGGTGTTGGAGTTGGTGTTGGAGTTACAGCAGGTGTAGATGCTGGAGTTCCACCACTAGTGGTAGATGTTGTTGATGTTGTAGGTGTAGCACCAGATGTAGTTGCAGAAGCACCTCCTCCTGTTACCTGTTGTATCTGAGTGGTTGTACTAAATGTTTGCTGCGGAGAACCAAGACTTTCCTCCGGTGAATCATAGATGTACTTTCCTGCACCTGTGTGTGTTACTCCTGTCATCTTTCTTCCCATATGAATATGGAATGGTCCGTAATATTTTTCACCATTAACATATCCAACAAAGTCATCATCTTTAGAAATACAATCAATGACCTGCTTGACTTGACCTTGAGGTGTAATAGGTCTCTTCTTGATTCTAGGTGCTATCTTAGCACCACTTCCTGTTATGGAATTGACGGTATATTTAAGAAGTTCATCTTTAACAATATCGGCAAAACTAGGATATTCGTTGCCATTTTTTGGAATAAGTTTAGTTATTGATCCATTATTATCAATCTCAATATCATATTCATTATCATTATTATCAGTTACTGTATCTTCACCTTCATAATTTTCTCCACCATCAATAATAACAGGTCCTTTCCCATCATCAAGAATAAAGTCTTCATCAATAGGAATATCTTTAGGTGGCGTGTAATTTTCACCCTCAGTAACAATATAAATGTCAGTTATCTGTTGATACGTAGGAGAGTCTGGGTCATAATCAATGACTGCCTTTGCAGTAGCACCATAACCTCCACCACATTCATCTTCAATTTCAACAAATGGTGGGAAAGTATATCCGCCGCCACCATTAACAAGGTCTACACCAATTACACTACCAGTAAGTCCCTGCCCTCCCTGAGCAACCTGAACAATTGCATTTGCAACACCACCAACACCGTTGACACCACCACCGAAAAGTTTGACCTTTGTGCCACCACATCCACCAAGTTCTGGTGGTCCTGCATAACACTTACTCAAAGGACTTTCAAATCCTGGTTGAGCAACACTTGGATTCATGAAATCAAAATATCCTAATGATCCAGTGATGGAAGCAATATCTTGAACTAAATCAATTGGAAGTGCAGATAAATCTTCTGCAACTGCTAAAGCTTCATTTGCAGTATTTAAAATTTCATCAACAGGAACACCATCTTTATCGCTAAACCCCTTTCCAATTACCCATTCATCTGATGCAAGGTCATATTCTGGAGCAACTTGATTACATCCAAGTTCTTGTGCAATGCCTAAAATTGCACTAGCAGTTCCACCTAACCAACTACCAACATCAAATCCCATTAAAATTGTATCAACACCTGCCATCAGAGGTCCAAGGAAACTTGTCACCCCAGCAATAATGTGATTCATCAAAGCACCAACAACCTGATCTCCAATACAAGAAACAAAATTTGTAATGTTGTCAGCAACACTCTGAAGAACCCCTTTAATTGTATCTCCGATACCCGCTATAACTTTATTGGCAATACAAGGAATTGCATCAGAAATTTCTTTTACAGGACCAATAAGTGTTGCTTGTGCGATTGTTCCTGCCTTATCTGCTAGTGGATCACTTTGTGTTGCAGCAAAAACTACAGCATATACAGAGTCATATAGTGCTTGAAGACCAACATTTAAAGTTGGTATGAGAACATTTGACAAGTTTGTAGTCATGTCATGAATCATACGAGCACTGCCCTTTTGAATATTGGCAGTCTGAGTGTCAATTAATTCAAATAATTGCTGTTTTTTTGTTCCTACAAATTCATTTGCTCCATTAACAGCACCTTGAATACCTCCAGTTATTTCTGCTACACTTTTAGTAAAATTATCAACGTCATTTTTTATTCTTGCAACAGCACTATCTTCACTAGCATTTGCTGCAGTAACTTTTTTACCAATAGCACGACTTGAAGAAACTTCTTTTGTAGTTGCTGCTTTTTCTTTATCTTGTTGACTACCCTCCGCTTGTTTATTCAGTTTATCAGCAGTCTGTTTATCAACTGAACGTGGTGCTTTCTGTGCTGTTGTGGTCTGTTCGTTTGATTGATTTGGTACAATAACTCCACCAGCAGCAGGTTTGATTCTGCCAGTATATCCAGTAAATGGTTCAAATGGATTCTTGTATGCTGTTGAAGCAACTTGGTCAGTTCTACCAAAAACACCAAGAATTGCGGGTTGTTGTGCGTTATCACCATCTAGGAAGAATCCAAATACAACATCTCCCTGTGCAAGTTTAACAGATGTTGCTCTATTTCCTGCACCAGAACCATCAGTTACACCAAGCAGTGCAATCGCCCAAGGCAAATCTTCATCAGGAAGTTCAACAGTAGTATAAGGATGGTATCCAAAAATACGAACTTTGGAACGGTTTCCCCATCCACCACCATTTGCTTGATCGCCTTGTGCTCCGGAAGGGGCAATCTGACCAATCCACCAACGGAATCCGTCTCTACCAATAAAATTAGTTTTTAGTAATGACTCCTCTAACATCAGTTCTCTTTGTTATTTGTTCCGTACTGACCAAATGTATCTCTAATCAACTTTGCTGAGGTATAAGAACCTTCTGAATCAAAGCGATGACACAACTCTTTAATCATATATAGACCACTTTGCTCTTGGTCAAATTCCTTCTCCTTCTTCGTTGAAGTGACTGGAAATGAGCATTCAATAATATCACCTGCTCTCAAATTAGTATTTGAAGGAATAGTAATTGTCAAAGTCTGTGTGAACAGACTATTGTATCTGAGTAGTGATTGTGACTGATTTTCAAGTGGGTCTGCATTCAAGTCTTTATTTACACCTTTTTCAGTAGTCCCTCTATCCAAAATACCTGTAATAATTCTAGTCGGAATTTCACCTAAAGTTTTATCAGAGGTTTCACTAATCTTTGGTAATTGTAATTTTTTACCAAGATTTTTTACTTTTCCATAATCATCAATAGTAAATCTTCTTTTCTCTGGTGGAGTTACTCTAAATGTAAGTGGATCAAAATATGCACGATGAGAACAATACGAACCCAGTCTCAATTTCTCAAGCATATTTTGGTTTCTATTGGTGACATATGACATTATAATTTTATCTTCACCAAATGCAGATCCGACATGTGCATTACCATCAGCAACCGTTGTATAATAGAATCTATCTTTTGGTTCTTGAGTGATTAATTTATCAAGAGATTTGAACTTATAACCATCCTGAGTTTGATAAAATACATATCCAGCAATACCCGACTCTGGTGCCGCTTTAGACGCTAACCAAGTAAGAACTGTAAAAGGTTTTCTATTGTTGCCAATAAATCCATACTTATTAGAAGTCTGGTCAGCATCAATTGGTCTATTTGTTTGAATAAGTTCTGTTAAAATAGTTTCTGCAGAACCAGAGATTGGTGAAGAAGATGGATATTTTTTTACAACTCTTGTTGTTTCATTAGTGATTGCTTCTCTAGAGCAAAGATTAAGGACAAATGTTTCAACTTGAGGTTGACTAACAATATTTGTTATACTTGAAACATACAAATAATCATCAGTATTTTTTGAAAAATCTAATCCAGGACTTTCTGCATTACCTTTAATATTGAGAGATACTCTTTCTCCACCTCTTAATGGAAGTCCTTGATAGATTCCTTTTCCATCAAAAGCGTTACCAGTAGTGGTAACGATAATTTTTGCTGTAATCGTTGGGGAAAAAATATCTTCATAATAATCTATAGACTGAACACCAAGTCTCAAGTCAGCACTATTAGATTTATCATTAGATTCAATGAGTACCTCTACGTATTCTGATGGATCTGACGCTTTTTTGCTTGGCATTATGTATATTCTAACTCTCTAAGAAGATTATTTGTGACAAAACTATTTAACCCATTTACTACAATAGTTTTTGTTCCACCACCGCCTCCACTACCACCAGACATGACTACTCCTGGTGATTGAGGTTGCTGTCCTCCTACAGGAATCGGTACAGGAATGATGGAACCTTTCTTTCTAGAAGTTGAAACTGTGCTAGCAACATCATTCATTCCAGTTCCTTGTAATGAAGGACCGCCGCGGCCACTAAGATCTGGTATTTGTCCTGGTTTTCTGTCAATTTGAGCGGCAGAGAGCATAATCAACCCAACATATGGATCTGGTGATGTATTGCCGCCATAGTTTTTAGAACCTTTTTCTGTTGATGCTTCCAAATGAATGTGTGGTCCTGTAGACTTACCAGTACTACCAGTGACAGCAAAAGAAGTTCCTGCTGGAATAGCACCAGATTTGATAATGATTGAACTATTATGTGCGAATCTAAGTTGAACACCAACCGAAGGAACCCATACGTCAATAACAATACCATATCCACTAGAATCATTTCTTGTTCCAACAACTTCACAATCAGCTCTTAATGCAATGTAAAGACCAGCAGCACATCCAATATCAAGACCACCATGAGGTTTTGTTCTAAAGTCTTCAAAAGCACCCTTAATTGATGTAATTGTTGCTGGAGCACCTAATGCACTTACATCTTCTCCTTTAGTAAATCTTTTACTAAAATCTAGTTTTCCTCCTGTTTGTCCAAACTGTTTAAATGCTGCTTCAACTGCCTCTGGTGTAATTGTGGCTCTATTGCCGTTAAATCCCCTATAATAACTCTGACCCCTTTGTACAGACTGTACATATCCCTTTTGATCTGCTAATACTGGAATACCAGCAAATTCCATTGCAAGAAGACTTGCTGCTCTAACAGGATCATTTATAATCATATCAGGAGTTATTCCTCTACCCTCAATCAAAGATATTGCAATCAAATCTTGATTTTCTTCATTAAATAAATCTTTTTCTGGATCTAATCCAGCATTTACTGCTTGCTGAATAGGATTTGTCAATTGATATCTACCAATTGCACCACGACCACCATTTTCACCCGTTGCATTTGCTGCTTCAGCAATAGTCATATTTGTCAAATTATCATTCTTATCATTTGGTGCGATAGAAGTATATCCACCCTCAGCACTTCCAATCAAATTCAAGATTGGTGCATACCTTCCACCCGTAGCAGCACCTCCAGTAGTACCAGTTCTTCTTTTTTTGTTTTCCGAATCACTACCAAAGAACAAACCTCTAACAATGGCAAGTAAATCAAAATTTCGTAAGTCTATCAATCCTTTTTCAAAATCCAGAAGCATATCATTAATTCCATTTTTAACCTCAGAATCAGCAGCATTAAATTGATTTTGCTGCTGCCTAACATCTTCATCTTGTGGACCAAAAATACGTCCATAAAGACCATCAAGTGAGATATTGAAGTTTTTAAAGAAATTTTGTGTATTATCAACCCAACCACGAAGAGTGTTGTAAACAACTGTCATCTTGCTGATTAATTCTTCTGCACCTTTAATAATTCTTGGCAGATTTGTAAGTAACCATCCAACAAGAATAGTTCCAACAAACTTCATGACTCTTCCTAAGAATCCTTGAGTACTTGATGTAATTGCTTTTTGTGTTGCAGAACCTATTCCTAATGAATTAATTTTTCCTGCTTCAATTACATCTTCTCTTTCTCTTCTTCTTACTGCTTCTCTCCTCTTTTCAAATATATCCAGTCTTGATCTAATTGCTTTTTCTTTTGCCCTGTTTCCCTCTACAAGTCCACGTATAATTACTGAAGACGTGCTATTAGCCTTTCTCAACCCAACACCAAAACTATTCAGAGACTTCTGAATGTTGGTAATACTACTTCCGCTTTTAAATAGTGATTGTTGTGCTGACATTAGCTAGGTACCACATTAAAGTTAGAATATGCACCAAGCAGATAAATGTTATCTGCGTTTGAGGTTGGTATATTTGGAACACCAGAAACTGTACCTTGAGCAGCAGGAGTTTCAACTGGTTGCGTTTGTTGTGCCTGTGCTTGCTCTATAGGAATAGGAACAACGGTCACACCTGGTTCTGTTGACCGTGATATAGTTTGTGCAACAGAATCATCTCTCTTCACAGGAGTGATCATATCTGGAGAAAGTTGTCCAGTTCTACCAATATATCGTTCTTGTTCAATAAAACTTTGCACTTCTGCAGCACTAGTTCTCATTTGTGTAAATGTAGTGTCACCTTGTGTCATCTGACCAGGTTCTAGTCCTGCAGAAGGATCACCTTCAATAGGAACATTTCCTGCACCAGTATCACCTTCAATAGAAACATCCTCTACATTAACAGTCATCTCAGTTTCACCATATTCTGCTGGTACATCTGGATTTACTGGTGCCTCTTGTTCTACTTCATTACCTTTCAGTTGGTCTGCTGACATGGGTTCTCTACCCATCACAGGAGTGACTGGTTGCACATTTGGATCTAAAGATGGTCCACCAGTTCCACTCAGGTCATCTGGTGGTGCTGTTGGGTCAATTCCTTCTATTGGTGGTGGTTCTTCAGTTGGAGGTTCTTCAGTTGAAGGTTCTTCATTACCTACAGCATTTTCAGAACCAGCTGGTGGTGTTATATTCGGTGGAGTAGTATTATTTTCTGAACCCACATCAGATGGAGGTTTTGTTGAATCCTCTTCTGGTGCTAATTTGAACAGTCTTAATAATCCAAATACACCTTTCTTCGCAGCTTCAGTTACTACATTGATAAACTGTGCAATTGGGTCTGAAAAATAATTTGCTACAGCAGCACCAGCAGCAAGAATAGCAAAAGCTTTGAATCTTAAAGTAATCAGTGCTAATGCTGCTTTACCCGCTAGCATCACTGATCCAATCTTAACTAGATTAGATACAATTTTATCTTGTAATCTTCTTAATTCCTTAGTATTCCCCTCACTAAGAGCATTTAATACTTTTATTGCATTTACTGCTAACCATCCACCCAATAAAGTAAAGAAGAAGTTACCAAGTCTTCCTAGGGTAACTTGTGCTCTGCCAGATATTTTTTCTGCAGGTGCAATTGTTTTAGCTTGTATCTTCTTCTCAATTGCAGATTCTTTACCTTCTCTCAGTTGTTGTTCTGCTAATCTTCTTTCAAGTAATATTTCTTGTTGTTCTTTTCTTCTTTCTAATGCTTGAGATGTTGCTAAACTATTAGCAATCACCGTCATTGAACCTGACAAAGAATTCACTTGGGCAGTCAAATTTTGTATCTGATTAGATACGACACCCAATTGTAGTGAGTTCTTATTAATTAATGCAGTTGTAGTAGGGTCTGGTTGTGTAACAGCACCAGGAGCAACTGCCCTGCCAGTAAATGCAGAAGCAGATATTGTTGTTCTTCTTCCTATAAGTGCTGAATTAACCATTCTGCTGTTGTTGTGCCTTCAGGTTTTCTTCTTCAATATGCTGCTTGAGGAAAGTAAGATAAATTTCTTTCTCCCAAGGTATCATATTTTCTAGCTCCGTCAAAGAGTATTTATGATGGTGCATCAAGGCAAAATTAATTCGGAAGTATGACTCAAGGTCAGTATGAGCCATACTTACGCGAAAAAAGATGCTAACCCTTCCAGTAAAATATCATTTTCAACTTCAGTGTTAGGATTTTTCACCTTAATAGTATGAGATAACTTAGGCATTGTTACAAAGAAATCTTCAACTTCTTTGAATTGTTTAGAACTGAGTTGCTCAAGAAAATCACGAATCTCTTTTTTGGTGCAATCTTTTGCAGACCAAGATTCTTCCTCATTGTAAATCTGTTCAATACATGAACCGATAATTTCAAAAGTATCATCCACGTTGATATCAGACATTGCAAAGTTAGTTCTTACAAACTGATCCATTGATGGATACTTCATTCTCAATGTTAGATTATCATCCAATCTAATATCACGAGAATGTTTCTCATCAACTTGAATCATAATATCATCAAGTGCAATCGTTGCTGGAACTTTTGTTACACCATCATCAGGACAAGTTACAAGAACTTCAACCTCTTCACCAACAGACTTACCACGAATGTTGAGGAACAAATATTCAATATCAAATGTTGCAAGTTCTTCTACTTTAACACCACGAGTGCTAATACAACTCTTAATTACATCCTTAACGGCATTAGTTATTTGCGTCGCATCTTCACTTTCCATCGCCATGATGAGAATCTTTTCTTCCTTGACTAGAAAAGGTCTATACTTAACTTTTTTTCCAGTTGAAGGAATCACCAACTCATAAGTTGGTGTATTAATTTTTGGTAAAGGCATTACAATCCTTGCACGTCAGTAAAATTATTTAGATGAGATATTATAACTTTACGAATGTTGAGTCTAGAGATATAGTATCTCCATAATTTAATATTGTATTAGTATTAGATATATTAAAAGCATTAGCACCTGTGCCACTACTATAAAGACCTGCTAGATTACTAAGACTTCCATCACTGGGCGATACGATTCCACTATCATTATTTGTAGAAGCATAGTCTGCAGAGTTTCCTTGATTTCCTCCTCCTGGTGTTGTTCCATCTTTGTTACTATCTGTCGCAGTGGCGTAGTTGATAGAATATGATTGTCCTGCAATGTAACGTTCATAGTTAAATGATGCAGTTGCTTTCAATATCTGAGAACCTTCATAAGAGACAGTAGTAGAGTTCAATGATATTGGGAATAATCCTATGAAACGATATTCAATATATCTCTTATAATCTTTTTCAAACTTTGTAATTTTAGTGTAATCACACTTATATTCATCAGGATATCTCATTCTATAATAGTATCCTTTAACTGCAGGGTCAATACCATCAGTTGTAGTGGCACCACTAGCAGCAAATTCCATCCAGTGTTCAATAAACTTTAACGCACGATACTCGTTATCAACATAAAAGTCCAAATCCATCTGAACAAATTGTCTGGTATGCACCATCTTTTCGGTGACACCCATAAAATTGCCCACAATATCTGCTGTGGCAAAACTACTTCCAGGTAAAGATGCTCTAGAACAAAGGAGACCCATTTCTTCTCCAAGAAATCTAGAGTCCATACCTCTTTGTTTGAGATATGATGTCAAGTTTGCAGGTAGTCCACCAAACTGCATCAAGTAATTTGATGAAAGTGATACGTTTGATATAAGAGGTTTTATGTCTGCTATTCTTTTAGGAAACGGTCTAGGCACTCTAAATATCTTATATGAGATTATTAGTTATTTAGATGTCATACAAGGGAAAATATTCACCGTCACATCCCAAGAAATATAAGGGTGACCCAACCAATATTGTTTATCGTTCCTTATGGGAACGAAAGTTTATGGTCTACTGTGACAATAACGAAAATATATTAGAGTGGGGTAGTGAAGAGATTGTTCTCCCATATCGTTCACCTGTTGATAATAGAATTCATAGATACTTCCCAGACTTCTACATTAAGTACAAAGATGTTGGTGGTAGAATCAAACGGTCACTGATTGAAATTAAACCACTAAAACAATGTTCTCCTCCATCAAAACCAAAAAGACAGACAAAGAAATATCTTAACGAAGCATACGAATACGCTAAGAATCAAGCGAAGTGGAAAGCAGCGAGAGAGTTTTGTGAAGATAGAATGTGGGAGTTCAAAGTATTAACCGAAAAAGAATTAGGTATCAAGTAATGGCACGAACCATTAAATCTGGTGGTAAAGTTGGAAGCAAATATTTTTATGTTTATGAAACTGGTGAGGTAACTTCTAGTAGCGATCCCAATATTGAAGTTGGTTCTAATGTATATGATGATGGGATACGTAGAGACCCAAGACCTGCTAAAAATAGACCAACTGATACTGATACGAACAGAAATAGAATTCGTGTCGTAACAAATAATGTAACTGGTGTCAGAGACCCAGATATTGTAATTAACGAACTGATAAAGGTATTGGACAAAGCAGATGCACCAATACCTGGTAAGTTATATGTTTATCGCTATCGTGCAATCACACCTGGTATAAGATATGATAGAAATCCTGTGGTTCAGATGCGTACACCACTAGAAGATGGTTGGATTGCAGAAAACTATCACTGGTTAGGTAGAGGTCAATCAGTCAGACGATATCTTGCTAATGAAGTAGTGACTGATGGCATCTACGAAATCTATCCATCTGAGTTGAGGGATGTTCTTATGCTTCCTTTAGCAGATTTTGCAATGAGTAGCTAAATACCTAAAAAGTACCATCTATATGGACGACGAATTATCTATAGCTCTAGCACAAGGTTATAATAATAATCTCACTATCGCTGGGATGAGTCCTGCCGAAATTCTTGCCGGACAATCAAATCAAAATGCAGCCACTGAGGTTGTTGGTGGTGATGGCACTCAAGGAACTAATAACGAACCAGAGATTCTTAGATATCCTCTGAGTAAAATTGACGCAACTACAGATTATTTCTCTGTAGCACTTTTTGATTATGCAGGTACTAATGATATTTACGGATTAACTAATGAAAATAGTAGTGAAAAATTAACAGATTTACTTGCCAGTTTAAGTGGAAAATCTGACAAGATAGAAAAAGAAATCAATGATCCTGGCTCTGAAGATGGAACTAAGTTGATACAAAACTTAGAAACTATAATTTTGCCGATGCCACAAAATATCTCCGACACTATGTCTGTTGGATATGCTGAAGATTCTTTAAATCCTTTACAAGTCGCTGGTCTTAATGTTGCAAAAAACTTAGGAGATGCAGCGTTTGATAAAAAGAAGAGAGATGAAGTATTTGAAGAATTATCAAAAATTTCAGGTCTTGGAGTTGGTTCAAACGAAATTGAGGCATTAAAAAATGCAGTTGCAGCAAAAGCAATCAATCAACTTGGTGCTAACGTAAATCCACAATCAATCATCACCAGAGCAAGTGGTCAAATTCTACAATCAAATTTAGAGTTACTCTTCAATAATGTTACTCTAAGATCTTTCCCATTTGCATTTGAATTTGCACCTAGAAATTCTGATGAAGCAGAAATGGTTGCAAGAATTATAAGGACAATAAAAAGGGGAATGATGCCAAGAAAGGGAGAGAACCCTGCAATTTTCATTAAATCTCCCAAACTTGTTAAATTGGCTTATATGAAGGGTGCTTCTGCACATCCATTTTTAAACAAGATGAAACCTGGGGTTATTACTGATATGTCTATGAACTATACAGGTTCTGGAACATATGCAACATATGCTGATGGAACACCAGTTCACATGAGAATGGAGTTTACATTCAAAGAAATTAATCCAATTTATGCAGATGATTACACTGCTGGAGGTCAACTTGGTAACGCAGTCGGAGGAGGAGTAGGTTACTGATGTCTTATTTTAGAGAACTACCTGATATTGCATATCAGTCAAATCTTCAACATAAAATTTCTTCAAAAGAATATGTTGCGATTAAGAATCTCTTTCGTAGAGTAAAGATTAGAGATAGTATTCAGGACAAAGCAACTTTATATTCTAAGTATACCATCCTTCAAGGTCAACGACCAGATACAGTTGCAGAAACATTTTATGGGTCTTCTGATTTAGATTGGGTTGTTGTATTAACTGCAGGTATAACAAATATTAGAGAACAATGGCCACTGTCTAATAAAGATCTCTACATTTATGCAGATAATAAGTATGGTACAAAACTAAATGATATTCGCCATTATCAAACCCTTGAAGTAAAAGACTCCAAGGGTCGCTTAATTCTTCCTCCTGGTCAGAAAGTTGACCAAGATTTTTCTATTCCTGCACCTTATGATGCTACTATCACGGGCAATAGTTATGTTGCAACAGGTGCATATGAAAATACTAAGTACACAGGAACAGGTGACATTAATCCAGTAATTGGTATTTCAAACTTTGTTCACGAAACAATTGAAAATGAAAAGAAAAGAAAAATATTCTTATTAAAACCAAAATACTTGGGTCAATATCTGAAAGACATTAGAACTATTATGAATTATAGTGAAAGTTCTCAATTCATCAACGAAAAATTAATTAAGACTGACAACACTAGACTCATCGGTCCATAATAGTTCTAAACTCTTATCAAACACCATTACATATCGGTGTTTTTGAGTTCTGTCTCTCCATTCACCTTCTTCACCTTTGATACTTCCTCGGGAGTGTTTAGTTCCGTCTGCAAAGTAAAAATCTTTCTTTCTGTCTGATAGACCACAGTAACGAAAATTGCAAGCACGATAAATTGTGCCATTGTGATACTCGCTATCAGCGTAAGAAATGATTGCTCGGACTTTAGTTTCTTTTCTGAGTCTTTTGATACACCTGGCAACGAACCAGGAAGTAATATTATATTCTGTTTGCTGAGTGTCAGGGCGAATGCAAAGTCGTGATAATTCAAACAACCCTTCTTGTTCATGACGTTCTAAACCGAAGGCACCTTTTGCAATTTCAGGAACAGGGAGACCTGTAAAAATACAGACTCCCTGAATACCGCCAATGTTTAGTGGGCAAAAATCATTGCCTTTGAATAGACCATAATTGTAACCCGACTTAAATCCTTTGGAGATATCTTTCAAATAATGATACCGCAGAAGTAAATCTGCGGCATCGGATTTAGTTACACGGTCTATTGTGTAATCAGACTTCACTCTTCGGCAAGACGAGCAAAGTATGCCAGAGTGTCATCGTCTTCATCGCTGGAAGAAGAACTAGGAGCGATGATGTCATCTGCATTGAAATCACCAGGGGTAGAAGTCACTGCAGGAGCAGCACCACGATTCTCACGACGGAACTGCTCTTCTTCCATAACAGTCTCTTCATCTTGGAAGCGAGGAGTACCCTTGTTACCCAGAACATAGTCCAGGCGCTTCTTCAGTGCATCATAGTCCTTGAACTGGTCAGCAGCAACGAACTCTTGAAGAGAAGACTGCTTCTTCCAGATTGCTTCCATTGCATCATCATCTTCCAGGAGAGCATCAGGACGTGCAAACTCAGAAGAGTCATAGTTGCGGTAACCAGCAACGTTCTTCGCTTTCAGTTTGAAGTTGGCACCTTGCCAGAAGTCAAACGGATCGATTGCTTCCTCGTCCTCAAACTCGGGTTGCATTGCAGCAGTGAGTTTGTCAAAGATCTTCTTGCCGTACTTGTACAGCATCACACGACCTTCATTCTGAGGATTAGCAGGGTCTTTCACAACGTAAATGTTGCTGATGTAAGTCAGTTTACGCTTCTGCTTACGAGCAGCATCTTTACCTGCATCAGTGCCGTTGTTCCACA